GAAAAAAGGCATCATTCTTCCTGATATCGCCTTCCATCATAATACTCCCCCTTTTGTTGTTGATATTTTAATGTTCCCCCATATCATCCTTAAAGATTACGGCTTCATTCTATAATTATTATTCACTTAATAAGCGAACCTACTAAACATCCTACCATAAAATCCCTATCTGATTCCGTACCATGTCTATACAAATAGACCGGGATCATAATTATAACTGTTATTATAAGTGAAGTCCTTAATCTCTCACTAAATGTCATCCTTATATAACTTTTTATTTCTATACACTTTGGATTGATTTGCTTTGGAAAATCAAATAAACTGGTATCGATTGTTATTTTATTATAATATTTTTCTGGTATCTTAGGCCCTGGTTTATTTACCCTATGCAACACCATAGTTGATATTATCCCTGTTTTAAAATCAGACATTTTTGATTCTCCTCTTATCATCAGGCACATTAAAGCTATTGTTAAGTAAGTAAGTTTCATTTTATTATTTATTGTTTAGTTTCAATAATATATTTTTATTAGTACAAATTTTATTTCAATTTAAAAAAAAAGCAATCTTCCATTCTCTTTTTTTATTTTTTTATTTTTTTATTTTTTTAATTAATCTTCGTAATTCATTACAGAATTATATTGGGATTCTGTTGCTGATTCCATCCTTTCTTTAAACATACTGTACCATACCCCCATACGCAAGTAATCGGTGGTTTCATTCCAATTAGGGTGATCTGTATAACTATCCATTATACTTTCATATGTATACAAAGCGTAACCTACGCTTGGTAATATTCGAGGACGAGTGTCTTGTTTCTTGAACTGGTCTACTTCCTTTCTACATAAAGGACAACTGTTGTTTTTGGAGAGCCATGTAAATATACATTTGGTGTGAAATTCGTGGCCGCACTCCAGTTGGGTTGTTGCTTTATTACAGCAAGACTCGTAACAAATACAACATTCTTTTTCTTCCTTATTCTCTTCTTCTTTCTTCTTCTCTCTCTTCTTCTTTGTGTATTTCAAAATTCCGGTTGTGAATGGATTCTTCGGGTTGGGCTTTCGGGCTGTCTTTGACCCTCGACTCATTACAACATTTCTCATCGGACAAGTTCTCTTATTGTGTCCTGTTCCTCGACAATGGCCGCATTTCCTTACAGTGGATGTTACAATTGAACTCATGATAATACAATATAGTTTTTGTGATGATAAGTTTGAAGTTTGTTATTATTGTGTTTATAATCGAAATGTAGTACAAAAAAAAACGCAATTTTAAAAATTGCCTTTTTTTTTACACTTATTAAATCAACAATACAATCAAATCAACACCATTATGGATCATTCAGTTATAGTTATATGCGTATGTATTATTGTGTGCATCGTTTACATCAAATATAAATACACTACTAAAATATCAAAACGATTTAATTGTAAATGCAGAAGGTCTAAAACAAAAATAACACCGGAATAGCTAATATATTTATTAAAATTGTTTAAAACGTTGATATCATTTTTTATTAATGAACGAAACATACATTACAACATACATTACAAACACTATACCACGACATAAAAAATATAAAGTTTATCCAACCGGAGAATGCTCTCTTTGTAATGATATAAGTATTGTAGAGACATGTCCTTTGGATAAATGTTGCTTCCAAATGTGTGGAGTATGTTGGAATAAAATTTATAATGATTTTAATAACATATGTCCCACGTGTAGACGGAAATTACCTGAACCAAAATTATCATGTTCGCAATCAACTGAAAAACATTGTAGAATGTGGTGTGAGGAAAATGTGTCGGACATTAAATATTATATTATTTTTATAATATTTGTAATATTTATTTCAATCATAATATCAATAAACACTACTTAGAAATTTTCTTCTCGTGTAAATGCCTTGTATATACGTTTTTGTATATATTTTCTCTTTTTTTTGGTTGCGGCTGTTTTATAGGACGATAATAAATTTCTTATTTGCTTATCATTCTTTAATCGGTCGTCTAGACCTACCCAATTTTCATATTGTTCGAATGGGTTTATTATATATTTTATAAATTTGTTTTCTTCAATCGGATCAATCAACGGCGAATAACAACAGCTACTGAACAAACGCCTTCTCATTTTTTCGGCATACTCTATTTCCAATTGAAAAATCCTATCAATCACTGAAAATGCCGATTTTAATAACAAAATAGTAGTCAAAGCATCTTCTTTAGTCCTATATGCCAATTGTAACTTTCTTTTTTTACTCTCCTTTCTTACATCATCACTGTTTTTTTCTGCTATCTTATATTCATTTTTAAGATGTATTATACGATTAGTAATATCCCTTAATTTTGTTGTATAGTCTTTCCTACAGTTTTCAATCTTTTTAATAATGGAAAATACATTTAAATTATAGATATTGGGATAATAATACCTAATTTGTCTGGGTATTAAAAATTTATTTATAGCTTTTATTTCCTTGATTTTAACCTCAATATCAATGATTTTTGTCCGTATGTCCTTGTCCATTTTTTCTCTCCCTTGATCCCCAAACAAAAGAAAATATCCCGATGAAAATTCACACATAGATTGTAATTTATCATATTGATGGGCCGATATTTTATGTGCTTCTGCTTTTGCGTCTAATTTCATATAATTAACTATTGCCAATAAAAATGAAATAAAAGCATTCAGCGCCGCCAATAATAATCCACCCATATAAATATCATTCGAAACCGGAGACAGTACCGACGCAGTTGCCGATAGAAATATACATGGCATCATATAATAATTTAAGTACGATTCGCAAAAATCTTTTGCTTCCATATAAATAAGTTTTTGCCCTCTTACATATGTTGCCAATATATCCATGGCAGATGAAGACGTTTCATTTGCGTTAGAATACAGTGTTTCTAAACTTTTTTCGACCCCTGTATATGAAATTCTACTATACTGTTCTCCGGTAGATCCAATTTGTTCCTCATAATCATAATCTAATAATTCTAATGGGTTTATAGTGTCTATTTTTAATTTTAACACATCGCTCAATATATCAAGAGGTTTTTTGTGGTTACAACGCAAAGATACGTTGTGTGAAATATCATTAATGGTGGTTAATTCTATAGTTGCTGGTTTATTTGCTGATATATCATTCATTGATATATCAGCACTATTTATACATTTATAATCATCATAATCATTTATATCTAATACGACTGACATTAGTTAATATATAATATATTTAATTTATTGCATATTAACCCAATTAAAATAAAATTGATATTATTAAATAATACTATTATTATATCATCAACATGGAAAAACATTTAAAGGAATTGTACGGATTCAATCAGTTTCGAGAATACCAAAAAGATATTATTGACGATATATTAGGCAAAAATGATGTATTTGCTATACTACCTACTGGTGGTGGAAAATCATTACTATATCAATTCCCTTCTACATACACCGGCAAAACCACCATTGTTATATCCCCACTCATATCACTAATGAACGACCAATGTATTTATCTAAATTCAAAAAATATAAATGCTGTCTGTCTTAATTCAGAAACATCCGTTGGTGTATCTCAATATAAGAATTATAAAATCATATACACCACTCCGGAATTTATTGTAAGTCGTATTCCTGCATTTAAATTAATGAAAGAACATATTGGATTATTTGCCATAGACGAAGCGCATTGTGTGTCCCAATGGAGTCATGATTTTCGACCTAGTTATCAACGGCTAGGATTGTTGAGAAAGGGATTTCCAAGTATTCCCATACTTGCTGTAACTGCAACCGCAACCCCAATTGTATTAAAAGAGATGTATTCATTCTTAGGAGTAAACGAAGAAAATAGTTGTGAATACTCACTAGGAACACGACGTGATAATCTCGCTATATCAGTCAGGTGTAAAAAGGAATTTTCAAAATGTACGTTCGATGAGCCTACTATTATATATGTCTCTACAAGGAAAACATGTGAAAAAATAGCAACCGAATTAACCAAGAAAAATATAAAAACCGCATTTTATCATGGCGGAATGAATAAAAAAGAAAAGATGGTAAGCCATGAAAAATTCATAAAGGGAGAGATAAAGGTTATTGTCGCCACAATATCTTTTGGCATGGGAATTGATAAATCAGACATAAGGCATGTTATAAATTACGGGGTGCCGTCCGATATAGAAACATATTACCAAGAGATAGGGCGAGGGGGAAGGGACGGTCTACAGAGTAAGGCAACCATATTTTACGATGATGGTGATTTTAATACAATCGGTTATTTAATTGAAAAAGGCGACCCCAGTCAAATAGAATTAAAAACAGACCGACTAAATATGATGTCTAGTTATTTAAATGAAAAAAATATTTGTAGACAACAAATGATTGACTATTATTTTGAAACAGGTAAATTTGCTACAGAGAAAGAGGTCGAGGATATACCAGTATGTAATATATGCGATAATTGCCTACGTGTTGATAAAATTTCAATGACAGATATTACAAAAGAAGCAGCCACTATCGTATCTATATTCAAACAGGCGAGTACTACTAGGAACTACGATTTTGGTTTAAAGAAAACAATTAAAATGATACAGTCTTCAAAGGTGGGGTTCTCACCTTCAAAATCAGAAAAATGGATAAGACAAGTTATCGACGTTTTAATATCACAAAATGTATTGAAACGTTATAAAGCTGGTTATGGGTTAGTGATTGGATTGGGCGACACAGATATTTCCTCTGCATCACCTATAAATGCGCGTATAGAGGAAGATATTAGTATAATTGAGAGTGTATTCCAATCATATAATTATAAAGAGAAGCAGTTGGATGCTCTTATTGAATTAAGAAACCGGTTGGCAAAAAAATTTAATATGTTACCAACATCATTTATTAACGACCGGGTAATCAACAATATATATCAAAAAACACCTAGGACATTGAGCGAATTATGGAAGATAGACGGAATATCAAATGACTTTGTAGTAACGGATGAATGTATGGAATTTATGGATGAGTATGGAAAATTAAACCATTTCACCGTGAATAAAACTAAAAAAGGAACTAAAAAAAGAAAAAAACATAACAGGGACTATACATTTGCCTTATACAAAAAAGGTAAAACCATGACGGAAATCGCGAACATATCAGGCCTTCATAAACGTACTATATCAAATCATATGATGCATATATTCGAACATTATGAAGACGTCGATATTGACCCCGACTATTTCGGTCTAACTATTGAAAAAGAAGATGCCATTAAGAAGGCTATAGTCGCAAAAGGTGATAAATACCTTAAACCAATAAAGACATCACTAGACGATTCCATCACATACGACCAAATAAAATTATGTATATTAATCATGAAAATTGAAAACGAGTAAGTTTAAGGACAATATTATAAATTTATATTTTTATTTTTATAATATTAATTTATTTTTTCAAACACTTCACGTATATCTAGGCTCTTTGCTATATCATTAATAACAATCTTTGTGGGGGGCTTTAAAAGTTCTGATGATATTTTACACTTTATGTCCTCCTTTTTTGTATCATGCGGTAAGGGATGTTCCTTGTCGTATTCACTATAAAAATCAATGTAAGCACGTTTTTGCAACTGATTTACTGTCGCGTATATTTGGCTATTTATTTCCCCACTGGCAATGTCTTTGACCCATCCCTCGTTTTTATCCTTTACAAAGAAGTTCTTCCTTTTTTGATCGGTACAATGAATCGGACGCTCATTAACAGGCATATCACTTAGATTCTGTAACATTTTTCTAGAAACAAAATTCTCTATTAAATCGTCCTCGTTCAAAATATCATTTAATTTAAATGTAATATTTTCAACGAAATCCTGTAAACTTTGTGCGTTGTGACAGTATTTATCCAAAAACAAATTTATAGATATATTATTGGTATGATGATTGTTGTTTATAATAGTATGTGTCGTGTTGCTATTATCGACTACTTTATTAAGGGTAGAGGTGAGGATAGTTACTTGTTCGGCAAGATATTCCAATTTATTTTTACCTTTCTTTTTCTTTTTATTCTTTTTTTTATTGCTAACAATAACGACAGGAGGAGCCATTGCCACTTTTTTGCCACTTTTTGCCACATTATGTTTATGCTTCATGGTCTTAATGTGTTTGTCCCAGTTGTATTTTTTAGACGCGTTATAGTCACAAAACGAACATGTTTTAAATATATTAGTTTTTGCCACTTTTTGCCACTTTCTACTCTGTGTTTGCGATTTTGCTAAATGTTTTTTGGTGCGAAGATGTTTATTATAGTTTGAATTATTAGACGATGAGTAATCACAAAGTTCACAATAAAATGATTGAGTAGTTTTCTTATTTTTTAGAGTAGTTTTGGAGTAGTTTTGGAGTAGTTTATCGCTCATTTAATGTAAAATAGGAAAAAATATTTAAGTATATTTTTAATTCTCTCTTTTCAATAGTGCCTTTTTTTGGAGACTTTTTTTGTAAAAAAGGCCCATTTTGAAAAAAAGTCTCCAAAAAAAGGCACCCTTAGAAAAATAATTTTTGTTCTAAGGGTGCCTTTTTTTCGATTTTGAGCGTTTTTTTGAAATTTTTTAAAAAAACGCAAAAAAATTTGCCACTTTTTGCCACTTTTGCCACTTTTTTATCGTCTCACCTCTACGGACAAATTTGTAAATGAGACGTGTTATGGTAATATGGTAAAAAGGCAAAAAAAGGGTCCAAAAAAGTTTTTTTTGCCACTAACTACTCTAATTTTGACATTTTTCAAAAAGCTGTTGGTCTCAACGTGTTTTTATACATCAATGTATGTCTTGATAAATGGGTTGATAAATGTATTTTTTGAAATCTTAAAATTCACAAAAAACAGAGTAGTTTTAGAGTAGTTTTTAGAGTAGTTTTTGCATTTTTTCCCGTTTTTTTGCATTTTTTCCCGTTTTTTGCATTTTTTTTCAATTTTTTTTTGCATTTTTTTCAAAAAAAGTTGTCTAAGGGTGCCTTTTTTTCAAGAGTAGTGCCTTTTTTTCCAAAAATGGTTAAAAAAGACAAAAAAAGACAAAAAATGCCCCAAAACGCGTTTTTTCGCATTACCAAACCATACATCGTAATACAATTGTATATTCTTCGATTTTTTTATGGTCTCATGAAAAAAAGTCTCCAAAAAAAGGCTCCCTTAGAACGTTTTTTTTCCGAAACTTTTTTTCGATTTTCCAAAATGGACATTTTAGATCGTTGTCCAAAACGAAATCTCAAAAAACTTTTAGTAAAAAAACTGTTCTAAGGGAGCCTTTTTTTGGAGACTTTTTTTGGAGACTTTTTTTGGAGACTTTTTTTGGAGACTTTTTTTATAAAATTTCAGTTTAAAGATATATCTTTATTTTTATAAAATGGAAAATAATGAACAAATCATTTTGGAATTTTTAATAGAATGTGATATCATCGATCAAAAAGAAACCGAACTTGAGAAAATTTATATCAAAAGAGACAAATTAGTGGAAATGGAATTATATGAAAAGATGAGCCAAGCAATTGACAAACTGAAGAATAAATTTTCAACATCATCTATCACATCTCTCCATAATTCTGCAAAACAAAAACAGAAATGGCCGTTACTAAATTTAATTAGACAATTGTTAAAAATAAATGGATTTATTATGAAACCGTTTAGGAAAAGCGCTGGTTACTCGAGCGACGGTAAAAAAAAGTACGATAGGTATTTCTACGTTGAAAAGAAAGATAATAATAATGACAAAAACGAATTAAATAATTAATGATACTTATATATATATGTATAGCACATACGCAAAAACAGGCGCTTTATTTACCGGATTATTAACGGTCGGTACTCTAGCTTATTATTACTATTATGATGGTAAATCTCCATTATCAACTGAAAAAGAAGAAAAAACTACCGAAAATTAATATTATATTAAAAACATATCATATTAATTAAATTTTTGTATTTTAAAGTTTCTATTATTATAGTATAATGCATCATTTTGAAATACTATTAAGTGAAGTGTTAATCTATATATTTGCGTTTGGTATTTCCGATTTAATATTGGGATCAATACCAAATACAATTGCAAAACTGGTAGTTATATTATTGATAGGATTTACAGGTATTTATACCAATTATATATACGCCTTTAACTAAACCATTATTCCAAATCAATCTTACCCAATATCAAATTATTTCTAGACAAATCATTGTTTGACAAATCTGTAAAATTATCCGATATATCGGTAAAAGAATCCGTAATATTCTTTTCTATATTACTAATTATTTCACCATCATTTGGGTCTTCAACAACTTCAATCACGGGTTCTGGTGTTTCTTCAACAACTTCAATCACGGGTTCTGGTGTTTCTTCAACAACTTCAATCACGGGTTCTGATTTTTCTTCAACAACTTCAATCACGGGTTCTGATTTTTCTTCAACAACTTCAATCACAGGTTCTGGGTTTTCTTCACCGACTGATTCGAATATTTCTTCTTCAAACACAGGCTCTGATTTTTCTTCGACGACTTCTTCCGTAATTTCAACAGAAGGTTCTGATTTTTCCTCAATACCCACTGTAATTGACACATCGTCGTTCAATTCATTATTCTCAATATCATACCCAAGAGTATTCAATTCATTCATGTTCAATTCTTGCATAATATTAGTCATTTCCAATGCTATTGCGTCAGGGGCACTTGTATCTTTGGGAGGCGGTGGATTCACCTGTTGAAGATCTTTGGTGTGTTTCATCTGCTTCATGACATCTTCGTATATTTCTCCTCTCCGTTTATTATCATCTTCAATAATCATGTCCTTGAGTTTCTTATTCCATTTCATTTCGTTAATCTTTTTAAGTTTTTCCTCTTCTGCCTTTTCTTCAGTGGTTTTCTCATATATTTGCACTGGTTTGATATCTAGAATTTCAGGTTTATAAAACGTGGTATCGTCCTCTATTTTATTACCAGACGGGTCTCGTTTTATAAATGTTTTATCGAACTTCTTCAAAATATCTTCAGGAATACTTGGACTTTGTTCGATTAACCTATCCAATTCAGCACGTTTAACGGATAAAAACTCAGTACCGTTAACCAACCTTTCTTTGACTGGTAGACTAAGTTCTACTGAAATATTCCTTGAAAATTTAGAATAAGACACACTGGCGGCCCGATGACCTTCCATTTTTTCAGCTACCTTTAAGAACTGAGCGATGGTTGTTATCAAACCGGCTATAATATTTAAGGAACCAACAATAACTGCGACAGCCGGTCTTGAATCTACGGGGAAACTCGATTGTGCGAAATTCGCAACCCCTGTCAATGTAGACAATATAATAACGGGCAACGAGAATGCCATATTACAATAGTCGTACTTGGTAAATGATTTATCGTGTAAGTAACGATAACTACTACCAATTTCACTCCAATTTTTAAGTATTTTCTCCTGCTGTGGATGCCAGGACATTAATTTTTTAGATTTATCATCGTCTATTTTATCTAATTTATCCATCAATATTACTATTTAGCGAAATGATTTTAAATTGTATTAAAAAAATATTAATATTTATTAATTTGTATTAAATATTAATTTATATTCGTTATTAATTTAATTGGAAGGAGGGAATAGAATATTCGCCGAACGCATTTTTTTTATATTTGGCAATAATCCTAGGGTCCGATATATTATTTACTATGTCTGAGCTCTCATACACATTTTCTGTATTGTCGATATAATAACTAATGCCATTTATCTCTTCAATCCACACAGTACGTTTTGTATAAGGATTCGTTTCTGGTTTATTTTCAATAGAACCATGCGGAGTTCCTTTGATATGAGTTCCACAGAACACATGGCCGTTCTTTTTTCGCCTACTACATTGCATTCCATTTGCGCGCAAAGCCTGGCATTTATCACAAAATGGGACAATATTTTTCACCCTCTTACGTTTTTTTATGTCTTCGGCGTTAATGTCAATTTTAGGGAAGTTGTATATAAATTCTACTAATTTGTATATATCACTGTTGCTTTCTATATCGTCGTGGCATTGTTTCAAACGGTCTATGATTTGACTTTTAAAATCAACAAAGTGTGATTCAATTTTCTTATTAATACGTCGTTCCATTTGATTTAAATATATTATATTAGATTTAAATCAATTTAATAATACAAAGAACACCTATACTTAAAGAAATTACTCATCCTCTGTTATCAAAATTTGTTTAAATAAATAATCATTGTCTCTGTTTGGTATTATTAGTGAAAAAACCCCTAAAGCATTAAACCATAAAATATAAGGGAGAAACCGTTGTTTATCTATTAGATCAGGAAAATAATTACTAAAAGCACCTATAATTAAATTAAATATAACAATCGATATAATAATGACAATTCTCATATAAATAATAATGTTATTTTATTGTTATGATTTTGGCATTTTTCTTCTGATATTTTCCTTTATTTTCACATTCCTTGAATTCAAAATATAATTACACAGCTCTTGTACTTTTTCTCCATCATCTTTAAAATATTTCTGTATAGAACTAACAAGATGTTTCTTACTCAATGGTGCCTTTACCTTATTTGTCGTTTTAATTAACTGACCCTGTGCTGTGTTCATACAGTCGATATCGCGTTCTTTCATTATATCCACCAAATTATTAGTCAATTCTTTTTTTTCATTACGTTTTTCCTTAATGGCTTTTTGCAACTTTTTGATATCATTATCAATAGTTAACCAGGTTTTAACGTTTTCAATCAAAGCATCGTTTGACATTATAAAGTATATATACAGATTATTTTACTGTTTAAGTATTTTTAATTTAGTATTTTAATAAATATATGGTAAATGTATATGATTGATTATATATTTAATAACTGCTATTGTTTTATATTGTACTTTATTCTGATTGCTTATTTATCTGTATTTGGAATTACAATGTTTTATCGAGGTGATTTAGAAAGTATGGCACACTTAATGAATGAGAAACAACTGTCTATATATAGGGATATAAGGAAGGAGAGGTTACAACATTACCTTACTGGGCTTGGGTCGGGGGTGGTGCTTTCTCTCCCAACTCTCTATTTAATAAAAGACAAGACGAGTAAAGTTTGTGCCAGTGGTATTATTTTGATGATGACGGCGAGTATTGTGTATTATTTACAGCCAAAAACCACGTACATGATAAAACACTTGGATACACAGGAACAGAAGGAAGCATGGATGAATGTTTCTAGGAATTTCATTAAAAAGAAGATAGCCGGTGTAGTATTTGCATTATTTTTATATGTGGGTCTATCCTTCATGAGAGATTAACGTACTATACATCCGTTAATTGATTTGAACCATTGTACTTCTTCACGTGAGCGGAGCAGTAATAAACTATATTTCCATTATTCATATATTTTTTGGCCTTTTTATCACAACATAATCCTTTTCGATTTCCTCTTAAAAGTTTATGTTGACATTTGCCCGACAGGACACTCGTCTTCTTTTTAGTTGGGTTATTGATAGCCTTTTTCAAATTGCCATTTTTATCATAATCATTCTTATATTTCATATGAGTCGAGCATACATTATAATAACAAGGTTTCGAACAACAGTTGCCTTTACGGTTACCAGTTTTGAATTTGTATACACACTTATTTGGAGCCATTGAATAGGGAGCCGGATGGTTTACCCATCTCTTTTTTAAAACAGCCTTGTTATTAATTTGCTTGACCCATGGAAGTAAACCATTCGATACTGATCTACAGTAAGGACATACTATTTGTCTATCAAGAGAAATTTTGTATTTATAACAGTATGATTTGTTTTTATAATTGGACTTCCATTGACGCACTTCATTCATCAATGGAATGTAATTAAATGTATGATTACATTCCAGCGTAATATAATATTCCCTTAACTTTTCTCCTGTTATAAGACATATGTTTTCGTAATTTCCAGTTTCTTTAATAGTTTCTTTCATCGTTGCATTATTACTTATTACTGTATTTGATTCCTTTAATGATTCTTGTAAAAGACTATTAAATAATTCGGCAGATGTAGCCATTGTATTATATTTTACAATAAATTTATCTTTATATAGATTATATAAAAGATGTCAAAAACAAGGGCAGCGTGGTCTATTCCGACATGGTTTTTTTTACACGGGTTTGCCGAAAAAATAAATGAAACATATTATAATAATAATTATGGGAAATGTTTCAACATTATAAGAAGAATTTGCAATAATATTCCATGTGAAATATGTAGAACGCACGCTTCTTATAAAATGAAATTAACAAAAGATCACATGATTAATACCAAGGAAAAACTTATAAATTTTTTATTTGATTTTCACAACGAGGTTTCTCAGCGTGTAGGAAACACAATGTTCGATAAAACCATATTAATAAAATACAAAACGTACAATATTAGAAAAGGGTACGATTATTTTGTAAAATCATATTTTAAAAAATACTATAGCTTGAATTTTTATCAATGGATACGTGATAAATTTTTAGATGATTTAAATGAAGAAATGGCGACCATTTGGGAATTTTTAGATTAAGATAATAATTAATTATTAAACTTTACACCCTTGAAGATTTAAAACGCCGTTTTTTATCTATTGCTATTTAACATTATTAATATACCCCACGCTATCACAAATAGAGGCTGTCCTGGACCATCAACAATATTATGGGTTCGCTGATACGG